ACGGCAAATTGTCTACTCACTACGGGTCAAAGATGCGATCGAAGGTGATCGACTACCCTCTGAAGGAAGCTCTTTTTAAGACTTTTCCTAAAGAGTATTTCCATGACCTTATCGCTCCCGTTTTCAATGGGACGCGCGTCAATGGCGAATGGAAATCGCCAGAGCGTAATGCTCTGAACGATCTCGCTCGCCAAGTCACCGGAATTAATTCGGTTCACTTAGACGCTGCCGTCGATGATCTCGTCGCCAAGTTCGTTAACATCCCCGACTTCAAACTCGACCGAGTCTGGAATCTCGAAACATGTATAAACGGACAACCCGGTACTGAAGCTAAGGCAATGCCTAAGAAGACGTCTGCGGGTTTCGGCGAGCCTGGAAAGAAGCTCCACCACATTGAGCCTGCTAATCATGAGGAGCATCCTCACTTTATGCAGCTCACTGAAGAAGCCTTGGAAAGGTTTAACACTATTGACTCTCTTGCGCGTGCAGGAAAGCGGTCAGGAGTGATTTACAAGACCTGCCCAAAAGACGAGCCGCGCGCTGCGGAGAAGGTTGCTGAACGTAAGATTCGCATCTTCACACTCGGACCAATGAGTTTTTACTTGTTGTGCAAGAAGTACTTTGGCGGATTTATGTCCATCTATACCAAGAACTTTCTTGATACCGAGACCGTCGGAGGAGTGAATCCTTTTTCCAAAGACTGGGGTCGCATTTACAAGCGTTTATCGAAGTTCGACAACGTTGTGAATGGCGATTTTAGCAAGTTTGACAAGAAGACGGCGCTCGTTCTTCTTATGGCGGCCGTCACTGTGATGGTCCGCGTCAAACTCCATTTTCTCGATGAGGATGAAGATCCTCAATTCGTTGAGGAATACATCAACGCCATGCGTGTCATCGCAAGCGAAATTGCCAACCCATTGGTGAATCTTGATGGTTCTTTACTCGAACTGCCCGGTTCTTTAAGTTCCGGTGTCTTACTGACATTTATTTTGAACGATATTGTAAACTCTCTGTATATTAGAATGGCTTATTACCATTGCTATTCAAACATTTTTGTAGATAAACCCCTGAAGGATGCTGTAAGCTCTTTTTCGGATAATGTTGTATTTTACTCACTAGGAGATGACAACACTTATACTATTTCAGACGATTCATTGAAGTTTTTCAATTTCCGAACCATTCAAGCCTATTTTAAAAGCATTGGTTTGAAATACACTCCCGCTGATAAGAGCGATAACGAATATGGTTCGATGCCCCTTCGCTATGCCTCGATTGGCAAGCGAAAGTGGGTTTTTGATGAAGAATATCAGTTGTGGCTTTGCCCCATCGAAAAGCCATCTATTATGAAGACGTTGACTATCGGACTCCGTTCCGAAGAGTTGACACCTTCAGAGCATGAGGCTGCATGTCTTTCCTCTGCTCTACCTGAGTTAGCGCAATATGGTAGAGCCGAGTTTGACGCGCGTGTCTCAGAGCTCAAAATTTTGAGTCCCAATCATATTTATCACGACTACGATTATTATCTAGAGCGTCAGTCTACCGACGGTGTTACGCCGTGGGTTCCAGAACAAGACGCAGTCGAGGAGTATGAATGGACATCAGGCTAAGCTGTGATGCCTTCTTAGGAATGCCAATCAGCGATTGACCGTGATCACTACTAAGCTTAACAAACATACCATATGAGCTGAAGTAGAAGCTGGTCAATGACAGTGGGAACGGTTGTTTAACCGTAATGACTATTAACCGCCTGCTTAAGGATGAGAGTCCCAATAAGGTTTTAGTCTGGTATGTACTATCGAGAATGGCTTGAGGCAGCTACTCGATTAGTTTTATCGCCTTTCTAATAATTCCAGTTCACAGTCTGCCGACTATAATGGCACACAGAAGGATGTCAGTGACGTAATAGCAGCTGACAATTTTTACGTTTCCGAGAAGGATCCGGATGTTCAACACGAGCAGACCGCTACTTTTAAGGAAACTCCTTCTGTATATACCGTCGATATGGCCGCTCCGCGCGACCACACTTATAATGACGGCTATTCCGATAATGTTCCGCTCGGTAGCTTTTTGTCACGTCCTGTGCAGATAGTTGCCGATGATTGGGTGACTAACTTTTCTACATCGACGTATACCACATCGTTTGATCCCTGGACTTTGTGGCAGAATGACGCACGAGTCAAAGCTAAAATTCAGAACTTTGCTTACGCTAGTTTCGACATGAAGCTACGATTTGTCGTCAATGGTTCTCCGTTTCAGTACGGTCGTTTAATGATCGTTTATATTCCCTACGGGGAGTTAGGCGGAAATGTCACTAGTTCTAGGAATCAGGTAGCAAAACAGATGGAACTTTGGGGAGACAGTGGCAATGGGTCTTCTGATGGAGCGCATGAAGCTCGTTTTAGACATTTTTCCACTTATCCTCATGCTTTCCTTAACCCTTCCTCTAACCAAGTAGTTGAAATGAAAATACCGTTTATTTGGCATAACAACTTTATTGCCATTAATGGAGTAAGGAACGGTCCACCCAAGGAGACTCTAGGAACCATCTTGTTGTTGGATGTTAATCCGTTGCGCGTTGCGAATCTTAGCACGCCCGTCAGGGTGCGTTACCACGTGTACGCTTGGGCAGAAAACTTGAAGTTGACTATGCCCACGGAATTTGTGCCGACCGGTAATACTACTAGTATTTCGTTGTGTTGTTGTAAGCGACGTACGAAGGAAGAATTTTCGTTGTTGTTACCAGACGATTATTTTAGTCCAACATCAGACGAGTATAATGATGGACCGGTGTCGCAGCCAGCTTCTGCTATCGCGGCCGCCGCCGGTAAATTGACCAAAGCGCCTATCATCGGAGCGTTTGCTCGAGCCACGGAAATTGGAGCTTCTGCGGCAGGAAATATAGCTTCGGTATTCGGTTTTTCCGCGCCTCCAATGGTGCAAAATCCTGAGCGCTATCTTCATCGCAATCATGGCCGATTGGCTAATACTGCTGGTGAGGATTCATCTTATACTTTATCGTTAGACCCTAAGCAAGAAATTACCGTCGATCCCCGCACTGTGGGGGTAGCAGCAGAAGACGAGATGGCTATTTCGTCCATTGTTTCTCGTGAACAATGGATTGCTAGGGCAGAGTGGCGCGGTGAATTTGGACAGTTCACAACGCCTGGAGTTGAAAAGATTTTGTTTGCTTCTTTGGTGTCGCCTAATCAGCAACACCATTCTACGGTCGGAAGTACTCGATGTGTCATGGACTGTCCCGCAGGACACGTCGCTAATATGTTTGAGTATTGGAAAGGATCTATCACTTACCGCGTTGAGGTAGTGTGTACTCCGTACCATTCCGGTCGTTTGAAGCTGCAGTTTGATCCTATGGTTAGGCAAAGTAATCTTACAGCTTCTACCGCGTATACCGACGACATTAATGCGCGATACACTACGATAATGGATTTAGCAGAGGACACTTCTGTTGAGTTCACAATTGACTACAATAGTCGGTATCCGTGGTTGCGATGCCTGCAGGACCCTTCCGCAGATAACCAACTAGCACCCACTAGCACTTCCCAGACGAGTTTTAACTTAACTTCATCGTTTAGTGATTCCGTTCACATGGGTATGTTTACAGTTTCCGTAGTGAATGACTTAGTCGCACCTATTGCCACTGATGCCCCTGCTGACGCTGAGCACGCGCCAGTCCAGGTTAATGTGTATATGAAGTGCGGAAGTGATTTTCAGTTTGCGCAGCCTAACGAAGTATCAACCAGTTGGTCTGTCGCGAATTTTAAAGCTACTTCAGATTGGACTCAGTCTCTAGTCTTTGTTCCTACGTCGGATACTCACGATGCGATGCCGACAGCGATAGAACACAATGTTGTAGGAAGCAACTTCTCTGGTTATAACAATATGGTTTTCTTTGGAGAGAGCGTCAGCTCGATTCGATCATTGATCAAGCGTTATTCGCTAGTCTTTACCGGTGATTATAACAATGATCCGCGAAACCAATCATTTGAAATGGTTACGAGAATTGTTCCTCACATTCCTGCGCAAGTGACTCGTGGCAAAATTCGACGGAATTCGTTTCTTACTTATATGTCTCCCTGTTATCTTATTCAGCGTGGTAGTACTCGTTATAAGTTCACATACTATGACAAAGGGGACAACGGTAATACGTCGTCTCAGTCGTACACCTGGTTTGAGAGACTGGGATTGAGAACTTCAGTTAAAACTGTTGATTATCCGGTGCA